AATAAATAAATTAGGCTTAGTGTAAATGAATTGGTTATTGAGAAAATCGACAGCGATTGAGCCAACAATATCAGCATCTGTAACATCGGTCATAGTTTGAGTACTTGCAGTGTATTGCTGTACAAAACCTTGATTGACTATAAATAAATTATCGCCATCGTTAGCCATAATACAACGCTGTGTTCCGTGTACTACTCCTCTATCTGTATGAGTGCCATCACTAGCAACCTCGAATAAGTGAGAGCCCGCAATGCGGTATTTATTACCCGACATCTTGTGTTGCCCACGGTCAGGGTAAGTTTTCAATAACCCGATAACACCGTACTTAAAATCATCTATCGTCCTGTCTTGAACTGACTTGAATACAATAAGCCCGCTATCGATATAATCAACACCCAAGGATAACGCTGTTTGCTGTTTTTTTAGAACATTATCAACATAAATAAAAAACTCTGTATTAACGCCCTTGCCATGCACTTCAATTCTTATTATCGAGTTTAGCAAAGGCTTGTAATTAGAGCCTAGCATCGTCCCGCCGTTCGAGTTATTATCACGAATTACAACACTACCGTTATCTTTTATAAGGACGGCATAATAGTACATTCCATCATTAGAAGTTCTAAGAAAAAATGAGTCTGTCCCTCCATCATCATAAGGAGTGGTTTTTCTATAACTTATGAATTGATTTTTTGCCGTCACTGGAAATCCAGTAGGATAATAAAATGAACTATTACTTTCATCGCCTAACTTATCATACCAACTAACTTCATTATCGAGAAGCTGAGTATTATCACCTGTCACGGATATACCGCCAATACTTTCCAAGAAAGACCACGAGATGTCATCGGATAAGGGGTTTACATTAGCTCTATTAAAATTTTCTTCAAATAAATAGCCTATTGAGTCGTCTTCTAATCCGCCATGCAAATCCTGCCCCGCCCACGACTGAAGAACATAAGGCTCTTTGCCTGCTTCATCAAATTGTGGGTAAAAGTTTATTGTCTTTTGTGAGCTTAAAGCTCTTGAGCGAGAAGGCGAACTGCCTCCCGCAACATTTACTGGGATAGATTGAAACATTAAGGACACCACCCTACTGAGACATTCGGCGTATCACCGTATCTACCTAGATTTTCTGCATTATTTGCATCCTTAATCGCACCAAGAAACAAAGAATTGTATTTAGATAATTCAGCATCATCATTTGCAAAGAAACAAAGAATTGTATTTAGATAATTCAGCATCATCATTTGCATAGATAAAAGCGTGCTTTAAACAGCCGTACAGGTAGATATTAGGATAACGGGTCAATACTGAGTTTGTTGTATTGATTGACGTTAGAGGGCTTAAATCAGCCACATAAGTAAAGGTAATTGTATAGGCGACATCAGTATTAATATCAAACTTAATTTGATTACCTATAATTGTATAAAAAACAGGTACACCGCTACCATCACGGTAATTCATTGCACTAGGCACTCGGTAATTTAATGGATATAAATTTTCGCCAATCGTTATTCGTAAACTTCTAGCTTTTTGATATAAAGTAGGTAGCGATACTACGTCACTATCAACTACACTAACATCAGTAACAGTTGTTTCACTTAGCCGCATATTTAACGGCTCATCTGCATTTGCTCGCATCTCTGTTTCAGCAAGCAAAATAAAATCATCTATTTTTAAATCTAAGTCGCTTCTATGGCTTTGTTGTATGACCGCTTCTTTTAAGTTTAAATAATTATTTAACGCCATGATAAAAAATCCTTAAAAAAAAGCCACCCCCGAAAGAGTGGCCATAAAATTGAAAATAAAAGCTATTCTCCGCCTTCTACTTCAACAACTTCAGGCTTTGCTTTAGGTTTACGACCGCGTTTAACTTCAGGCTTTGCTTCTTCAAGCTTTTCCATCCATTGCTCACTAAACGCACTTTCTTCAACAGTAAACTCACTGTCTTCAGTAATAATGCGACCTGCGTAAAACCCTTTTCTTATTGCTTTAACTTTCATTTTTTATTCCTCAATTAAGATACTGTAAACCCGCTAGGATATTCGTCTGTTGCGTCAATTAACGACATAGGCGATAACCAAGCATCCACAGTAATGGTAGGTGTAGTACCACCAAGGGTATATACAACTTGCAAATAACGCTCGTTAGTTAATCCCATAGGTATTACGTGTTTACTGCCTAGAGTTAAATCAGCATAACCGATAGTAAGGTCGCCAATAATAGTGCTTGAACTCATAGCAGCGTTATCATCAGTCTCTAACTGAAATTGGTAAGTTTCATCAGTAGTAGTGCCATCAGCAGCTACTCCTACAGAAATAACCAAAGCCATAGGCTCACCCTTACCAATATTACGATCAGTACCTAAATCAATAACATTGGTGGAGTCAGCAGTAGCAGTCAAAGCCTGTGCGTCTGAAAATTTTAGTGTAGAATCAATATACATTTTATATTCTCCTTTTATACAACGCGAGCTTCAGTTTCAAGAAGCGCGTCAACGGTTGATATTGGAATGTTACGTAAACGAGTTTTGAAGTTACCTTCTTCGTTACCTACATTCAGTTGCAAGTTGGACTTGTTCATAGCTTGAATGTCTAGCATTTCGCCCACAGTTCTATTTACATAAAACGATAAGTTTGTGCTTTTCAATTCAGGGATGCGGTGAATTGCTTTTAACATCAATTCGATTAAGTCAAAGCTTGAGCCAGTTGGATCAGCAATAAGCGCAGATACATCAACATTGGCAATACGTACAGCATAACGCCAATCTTTAACTACAAGCCCGTTTTTCCACTTCCAGTGATCCATATAAGCGCGGAAACGGTTATCATTTGAATCAAACGCATCACCTACGCCCAAGTCCTCATGAGAAATGCCCGCTTTAGAACCTTTAGGAAATACACCATGAACAGTACGTGAACCCCATCCTACTAAGTAGATTGAAGTATTATCTGAACCAGTACCACCCGCATCAATGATGTTTTGAGCGTTACCCGCTGATAAATCACCATAACGATTAGCAAAACCAACAAACTCTTCAGGATTAGCAGCAGACCCATAAAACAAGGTACTGGCTTGCTGTTGGTTCATCGCTTCAAGAAAAGCCATGCCTTCGTCTATACGGAACTGATTAACATTGCCGTTTAATTGAGCTACTTCACAATCAACTTCACAGCGAGCTTCAAGAGAAGCAGCATTTTCAGTGATTTGCGCTGTAGTAGACTTAGACTTTGGTACGCCCTGATTCATCAAGCGGTAATAAACCGATGGTAAACCTGTGCGGATAGTGGTTTGCTCGCCAGTGGGTAAATTACCCTCCTTAAACAACATATCATCTAAAATTTCATTCGTTTGTGACAAAATTTCAACTGTTTTAGCAATTTTGCCATCGGGGTCTAATTTCTTAGTCCAGTCCGCAAGCGTCAATACGCTTCCTGATAGTGTAGCCATTTTATTGCCTCTTTATTTAATTTAAGTGCCGTAGAAAATATCTGCGACTGATTTTTCCACTTTGCTATCAACCTTTTTAGGCTTAGTAACAAGCGGTGCTTTTTTAATTTTCTTCTCAAGCAATGACTTCTTAGGTTTAATCGTTTTCTTTGAAGCATCTAATAAGGCTTTCCAGTGACTAGCTTTAACAATACCCTGTAAATCTTGAGCGGTATAACCTACGCTTAACGCATAAGTTTGTACTCGCTGAATATCCTTAGTGTATGTCTCAGTCAATTCACCTTCTTTTAACCAGTCAGGATTATTAGAAAATAATGTATCTTTTTCAGCTAATAATTCATCATGTGTTAAACCAGCGGTTTGTGAGCCTTTAAGCTCCTTTACTTTGGCTTTACGCTTATCATCAAGCTCTTTAAGTTCGATGTATTTCTCAGGGTCATAACTTTTTAACTCAGTCCAATCTGTTTCATCTAAAGAAATTATAGCTTCTAACTCTGTAACCATATCGGCTACCTTGAGTTTTTCACCATCAAGCTCTAAGCGTTCTTCTGCTAGTGCTTTACTCTCTTTAGCATTTAACTGACTTTTCTTCGTATAATCAGCTTGCATTAAATGCCCGTTCTTCCACTTTTCAACTTCAGCAAGGCTATACTCTTTCCCGTTTAATTCGAGATAGGTATTCTCACTTTCATCATCAAGCTCTTCAGCATCTTCTTCAGCTTCTTCTTCACTTTCTAACTCAGCTTCAACCTCTACGGCTTCAACATCATCTTCAGTGGCTTCTTCACCTTCAGCTTCAATAGTTGGCTCAAGAGGCTCTATCTCAGTTTCAGGGTAAAAAATATCGCTAGGTGATACAGGTTCTTTTACAAGATTGTCTGCCATTTTCTAATTCCTATTGTTTTAAATTTCTTTGCTCTAACTCGCTATCTGACATTTTGCCATTTTCGATAACGCTAGTTAATTCTTCTTCTAACCATTCGAGACATTGCAATTTACGCCATATTTCATCGCGTTGTGTTGACTCATCGAACTTTGAAGCTGTAAAGCCATTTATTAAAGTAGCCTTAATTCTTATAAACGCTTCTTTAAACTCGAAGTCATTAAGCACTGACTTAGCATTATGCCCACGCTCAATATCTCTAGCCAATTCGTCGTTTTCTCTCATGTATAAATTTTAATACCATTTAGTTATAAAAACAAGGTTCTTTATTACTTATTCTTATCGTAAGCTATTGCGCCCGCACTACCCAAACCCATCAAGCCAAGCATTTCAGGCGTAGCATTTCCCATTAACTTGGGCTTGCCTATGTTTTCTTTTAGAAATTTAGCGTTCGCGGAGCGTATGTTGTTTTTATTAAGCATAATATAATGCCTTGTAGAGTCATCAATATCCATACCACTAAAGATATTACCCTTGTGAGTTATCGAGTCATAACCAGAATCCTCAATAGCTTTACGGTAAACCTCATTGTTAATGAGGTCACCTGTATCAAAATCTTCCGCGTACCATTCTGTATTTCGCATGATATCATCCAACTCTTTAGCGTTTATACCGCCATCGTAAGCACTTTCCCCTATCCTTTCTAACAACTCATCAACAT